GTTCTATCAATCTTCTGTCCAAACATCTCTTCCCAAGCTTTAGCATATGCTGCTAGCTGTAAGTCATAGGAACGGTGTAGATTATTCGAAGTTTTAACATCTAGTAACCATCTTTCGCCGTCCATCTCTACAATTAAATCAGCAGTACCTGCATATTTAAACTTATCTGAGAATGTAAATTCTTCTGCTGCAATTACAGTTGGTTTATGCTTCTTGAAAAACTCTGCTGCTTTCAAGATCATATTCCATACTACAAGGTTATATTTTGCATTACCAAAATCATCCATCCAAGTAATCTCTTTACCTGCAATCAAATCTTCTACTGCTTCATGGACTGCATTACCTTCGTTTGCTGCTTTTCTCATAATAAGATCAGCATTATGTCCGACGTCTTTTAACCAGTTATCGAAGAATTTATTCTTAGGCATATACTGTAAAACGGTAGTAACAGAAGGGTAGTAAACTCCTTCTTCCTTTTTGTAAACTCGACGATCTAAGAACGTAATCTGTTCTAATTGACCGTCATACATTAACTTCTTCTTCTTATGCTCATTCAGAACATTAGCACCTTTATATATCATGCTAGTTGTAGTTTGTGCTTCAAGAGGTCGCTGAAGGTTAGCTCTTGAGCGGATTGGACGTGATGAGTAAAATTAGAGAAACCCATCTCGCTAGGATCTTTGTCTACCATATCTACTAAGAAGACACGTTTACCCATTGATAAGAACTGCTCAGAATAGCTTAGCGCTTTCTTTAATGCATCCTTATCTAATGCTATATAAATGTCTTGAACCTTACTAGAAACTAATTTCTTCATTAAGCTCTTAGATAAAGTTTTACCCAAGATTGGAACAGCATTACGCTTAACAGCCATAGCATCGAACACTCCTTCAACGAGTACGATTGGCTGATTCCAATTAATCATATTTTCAAATACGACTATATCTTTAGAGGCAGACGGATTCTTATACTTCATAAAAGCATCTTCAAACGTTCTACCTACAAAAAAGTTTAATTGATTATTTTCATTATACGATGGAATGATAATTCTACCTCCGTATTCACCGGTCATACAGTAGCCGATATTATACTTAATAAAATCATTATCAGTCAACCCTCTTCTATAGAGATACTTTCTGATCTTATTAGCAATAATGGAAGTAGTAGAGGCTAAGTATAACGGTTGGAATTCTTTCGGTAATTCAACTACCTCTAAGTCGTGGTAGGTAATCTTATCACCTTTCTTAACGTACTTAAGAACTTCAATAGCTTCTTCCTTGCCAATCTTCATCTGACGGAGAAGAGACTTTATAGTACGTCCTCGAGTATTACATACCCAGCATTCCCATGGGTTGTGTCCTTTTTCATCAGAAGTCATCTTAACTTCTAACTTAGGTTTACGGTGATTACAGAACGGGCAATGAAACGCGTAATTGTCTCTTGCTCGTTTATGACTTTTGCCTAAAACTCCTTCAACTGCGTTTAGCAGTAATCCGTTCTCCATAGAGAGTATAACTAGTTATTACCTTAATATAAGAAATTATTCTCGATTAAGCAACTTATCTCCCCTGGCCTCTGTACTTCTTCTTGTAGTTGGTAGAATTCTTACTATTGGAGGTCTTAGTCTTAGCATGCACGTTTGGACGTGATATTTTTGGTCTATCTAAACGTAATGTTACTGATTGATTTCTTGCCATTATTCAAAATCTTTTTTATAAAACTTACCTAAAATGTTATCGTTAAGGAAATCATTATCTTCTAACGCATTGTTGATAAATATATGCTTTATTTCGTAATAAGTCAACAGTTTTTTTGTAGGAACGAAATCTAAAATCTCTCTAGTCCAGTCTTCTGGTTTTGAAGATCTTACTAGTTTCTTAATCTCTTCTTGAGAACCGTAGTATTCCTTCCAATCAGATTCCTTAACTACTTTCTTTTTAGCAGGTACTCTACCACCTATGCCGGCAGCTTTTCTCTCTTCTTTTAAAGCTTGTAACTCTCTCTTACCTAACTTAACGTTACGTTCAAAGAATAAAACTTTTTTTCCTATATATTTTTTCTTTGTTGGGAGGTGTGTTACCCTATAGATAAACCCGTACGTACCTTCTGGCATGTCTGAGATTTCAGTAATGAGTTGATCTTTAAACCTCCAAGAAACGGGAGTAAGTGTCATTATGAGTCAAATTTTACAGCAAACGTCATATCGTTATATTTTGATTTTGGAATAGGTTGTCCTAGTTTTCCTATAGCGATAAGTTCATTTGTGTCATTATACAGCCCGATAGTAGTGACATATGGTTGGAAGTAACTTCCTGTAATGTTATCTAACAGAGAGCCGCTTTTAGTTGAATTTGTGTAGGTAGATGGATTTAGAGAAAAGTTTAATTGCGTTTGATCTACTGTACAATTGTAAGTATGTTCGTAAACGGTATGTGAACCTTTCCATGAAAGAGAGCCTGATCTTAATACTTGCTCCTGTAGTCTTTGAGCAATATCAGATCTAGTTAATGTAAGCATTCCATGACTGTAGAAAATGTTACCTAAGTACTCACCATCAGCGATAGAAGCAGATTCGTAAATAACATGGTTTGTAGTTACAGTTTTTATACTTGAGCTTTCGAAGTAAAAGTTAATGTTATCTGTAGCTAGATTATCTTGAAATTGAACGTACAATCTATCGTTAGAAATAAGTCTTGAATCGGTTGGAAATTCTAAATAAGCTAGATCAACGGATTCGCTGATAATACTAACCTGAGTACTTCCGTTTTGTAAATAGAAAGGAGACTCTACTGGGTTACCTGTCCACTCTACTTTCGTTAAATAAGCTTCATCGAGGGTGATTTCATTCGGAGAGTTCGGTTCGATAGGTATACCGAAATTTATTGTCTCTTGATCTGGTATATTATCGTATGCTGAGGAAGCTGTAGATTCAAAATACAAAGTCGTACTTACGGCGGAAGAACTTATTACTTGACTGTAACTTACTGCTCCTGAGGCAAATAAGTTACCTTCGCTATCATCAGTGATGTGAAATAGAGATGCTGAATTAAATTCAAACGTACCTGGTTTGATATTCTCTCCAAATAGAAATTGAGGTATAGATATAATAGCTACATTATCCTGTAAACTCTTTGTAAAATATAAAGTAGACTGGTTATAGTTTTCAAAACTGCCGCTTTCATAAGAAGCAGAATAGTTCGAATAGTATAACTGATTTACTGAGCTATGAAACTTATTAGCACCTGTTGGAAAATAATCGCGCTCATAAGAACTGCTTAGAGCAGTTCCTAACCTAAACCTAATACCGGCAATAATCCTCTCCTGATTTGTAGTATAGGAGTAGGATTTATGCGCTGTATACGGAGTTACAAACGCATCTTGTTTGTTGAGTTTTATAAATGCACTCATTCATTAGAAGTCTAACTTGATGCGAATTAACGCTTCTTTAGTAAAGTCTTTTAGTAATGGCTTAGATAATTTTGCTACAGCAAGTAATTCATTATTATCATTATACATTCCTACTGTAGTAATGTAAGTTTGGGGAGCGTTAACAAAATTATTAATACGCAAGTCTCCAGATCCTGTAATATAAGATGGATTGGTTGAGTAATTAAATTCTGAGTTTCTTACTCGAGTAAATACAAATTGAGAGGAAATTGTTTCCTGGTAATTTAATTGGAAGCTACCTCCCCCTACTATACTGTTAAATAGTTTTGCTTCGTTGTTATTATCGGTATTTGAACTTCTTTCAGTACCTAAGTTGATACCTTCGCCTGAGTTGTCATCAAGTGCATCAGCATTTAGTAGTACAATTCCAACGTCGGGTAAGAATAGTCCGTAAGAACCGGATGATGTAGTGTAACCTGTTCCAGAATAAGCAGATCCATTTGATCCAGATATGACTTGGAATACTCTACCTGCATCGTTAAACGTTACTGTATTAACGTCACCGCTATTATCTGTTAAGTGTAAAGCAGCTAAACTTGGTGAGGAGCTTGATAAGTGTAAGTTAAATGATCCCTGGAGTAAACTTTCTTTATATCTATCTCTATCGATTGAAATGACGTAAAAATTATTAGCAGAGTAGTTGTTGAATGAAACAGTTGTCTCTTCATCTCCTAGCACCAAGTTACGTAACTGTCCGTAAGTAGTCCTAGAGTAGGATGTACCTGGGATAGCTGCGTTGTAAGCTAGTGAACCTGAGCCTTTTACATCGGCATAAGCGATTGCTAGCTGGACTGCTGCTGAGTTTTCAGTAGAACCAGTTTGGTATACGTTAATATAGTAATTACCCGTTACACCGTTGGCTTGTGCTGAACTAGTGTAGAAAGCTGTTAGAGTTGGTTGACCGGTACTCCATACTGGAGAGCTTACTGGCTCAGCGCTTACTACTAAGTCGTCAGCTTCGAATCTCTTAAACGACATATATTATTAGTTTATTTTAGTAATAGTTATTGGGATAGTTACACGTGCTCCAGAATCTCTACCGATAATAGTTACAGTAGTCTGTAACTGTGTATTTGTACCGAATAATGTATTAACATTAGTAGCAGTTAAATTGATAGAAGTTCCGATAACTGTTTTAGATACGTTTGTACCTAATGTAGTAGTTTGGTTTAATGCTGATGCTTCAGGAGTGTTTACTCCTACGCCGTTAAAAGTACTTAGCACTCTGGTGTCTGCAATAGTAGCAGTGTACCCGTTTGTTTCAAATGTCTGATTAGCTCCTAAGTAATTTAGAGTTTGAGGAGTAATGGCTAGAGATGCTCCTTGCTTTAAAGTAATAGAACTGTAACCTACGTTTAATATAGGAAGTCTTGATGTACCTCTAGGAAGAGTTACAAGCTTATACTTCATGATTTGAGTTTCATCAGGGAAAGCTTCTAGTAAAGGCATACCTTCGATCGCCTCTCCGTAATAATTAGAACCGGATGGGTGAGTTGTGTTGTAGAGTGTGTAGTCGATTTCATCATCAGATAAAGCGAATTGCGTTACTCTGAAGGAACCGTCTCCTCTAGCCATAAGCTCTCTACCTTTCTTAGTTAAGATAGCGTCAACTGTTACTACTGAATTGTCTAAATATCCCATTGTTTGTAAAGTTTATATAGTATAAATATGAAGTTAAATAAGATTCTGTCCGACTAGGTCTTTTATAATATTACTTAGTTTACTTTCGAGTTCTTCTGGTGCATATTGGGGAAGTATAAATGCAGGAGAAGTATCTCCTTCTATTTTTTCTTGATTTAAGATTATTGAGGTAGGATCTTTTACGTATCTTCGGAGAACGAATCCGTCTATACTTACATTAGAAGGAATAGCTTTATCTAATGTAATGTAAATTCTATCTACAAATTCTACATCTATAACTCTGTATACCTCCACTTCTGCTGAAGCAGGACTAGTAGCTGCGCTTCCTGATATTCCGTTAGAAAATCTAAACTCATCTCCTACCTCTACTGTGAAATGCAAGCTTGAGGTTGGATAGATTGAACCGCTATGGTGTGCTTGAATTGACTGTTCG